ATGTTTATTAACATGGTCCGCAGCGACAGCTTGTGCTTTTCCAAAATCAAACGACTCTGTGACGGCAGAGCCCACGCTTTTAGCAAAATTGTCAAAAGCGTTTTGAGCTGTTTCTAGTTTGGTTGTGGCTTTGTCAAGTTCGGCTAACAGCTGGTCTTTAATGGCCTGGGCTGCTTCTTTGGCTGCAGCCTTTGTTGCTGCTAAAGCAGCAGCATGTTTCTTGGCTGCGGCTGAGGCTTTGTCTTTGGCAACACTTGACGCGTTGGTTTTGGCTGTGTTGTCGTTCTGGGCAACTGTCAGCTCTTTGACAACTTTAGTGACGTTGCTAGTAGGAGAGTTGAGGCGCTTAAGATAGTCAGCCTGTTGGCCCACTTCTTTATTGACTAGACCAATGGCTGTTAGCAATGGCCCAAGGGCAGGAGTGTTTTTTGCTAGTACGGCAATGCCGGTAGTGATACGGCCAAACCATTTTTTAGTTGATGTGTCAGCTGTTCCAGTGTCTGTTGTCAAATTGACAAGGACTGAGGCGTAGTCGCTTAGCACTGGGATTAGTTGCTTACCTACTGTTTCCTCAAGCTCGCCTAAAGCAATTTTTAAAGTAGTAATTTGCCCTTCAAAGGTTTGCGCGTTCTTTGTGGCAGCGCCAGCAAATGAGCCTGAGAGGCTGCTAAGCACGCCGTCTAGGTCTTTGGCTTTTACAGCGTTCTGATCAAGAGGTATGCCAAGTCGAGTAAGAGCTGTGAAGTTGCCAAGTGCCGCACGTGACAATGCAGTGGTAACGCTTTCGAGGCTACGGCCTGAGCCTGCCGCCACATCTAGCCCAATTTTCAGCAAGCGCTGTGCTTGCGTGACATCGCCAGTAGCTCTCACCAATTTTGCAAGGGCTGGTCTAAGAGCGTCATCTGCTGTAGCCGTTTGGAACATAAGTGCCGTCACGGAATCCTCAACGGCAGCCACCTGGGCCTTGTTAGCTCCGACAGTGTTCTCAAGGGCAATCTTTAACTGCTCTTGACTTTTCTGATCCTCAGCAGCTGCCTTAACAGCTTTAGTTAATCCAGCAGTAATAGCGCCGATAGCGGCAATAGCAGCAGGCCCACCGTATTTGCTTAAGGCATAGGTCGCCTTCTGGGTATTTGTCTCGAGCTGTGCAAAAGCCTGGCGTGCTTTTTTTATGCCCTTTTCATCAAAAGCCGAAACGATATTAAGAATGACGCTCATCGAATCCTCATTGCATTGTTAGTTAGTTTCATGACTTTATTGACGAGCTCTTTGACTTGACGCTCAACGTCATCGCTGGCATCTTTGTACGCCCTGTAAATAACGCGGGAAGGATTGCCGAAACGGTCAGTCAAGTTTTGACCTAAAACGCCTTCACGGCCCATGTCAAAAATTGTGGCTTGCGGGCTTTTCCACCGAACACCAAAGATGCCTAGGTTTTGCATTCTGCCACCAGGCGCTTCCCTAACGCTTTTGCCACTTGTAAAAGCTGTCAGGTTTTTGCTTACCCTGTCAGCAGACCACGACATGATGTCAGCGCCCGACTTGCCTTTCCACGATCTAGCCATACCCGATAATGGGGCACCAGACGGCAGCATTGTTTTTGCGTCCGTAATTACTGGCTGGACAATCTGCTTAAAGTCTCGAGTGATTTCGCGGCGCAGTTTTTTGTCAATCGTGTTTAGTTCTCTTAGCGCCTCTTTAAGACCTAAAACTTCAACACTGTTGGTGGCCATTACTTTCGACTTTCGTTAATGAGTTTGATAACTGTCGAGAGGTCATCAATGGTGAACTCTATCTCACGTGGCCAGAAGCCTGTGGCAATAAGCACCCCCGCTAAAGAATGTCGGTAGGTGCCTCGGAGAAAGGGCGTTCTGTTTCCTCACTTACAATGTCCAGGCTGACCAGTTTCTTAATAAAGTCATCAAAGACAATTGGCACAACAATGCCGTGAGTTTGGCAGGCGCACCAGCAAAGGAACGCTAAGTCCTCTATGCCGATGCCGTTGGCCATCTCTGACGCTTTGGTTTTAAACTTGCGTTCCCATTGGGTAACAGACCAAAGGTTGGTTGTAACTGTAAATGGGCCTTCGCCTAGATCGGCTTTGAGCTCTAGTTTCATGTCGGGTTTTCCTTGTTGGTTTTGTTACGGAGCTGAAACGGTATAAACACCGCCACGGAATGTAAGCGAAATGCTTGAGAGCTCTCCGAGAGTGGCATCAATAACTGGCAAAGCCTCAAGGTATGTGCCGGTCAAAGTGAACTGTGGGTTAGTTGCACTAGCAGCTCCTGAGGTTGGCTTCAAAACCACGTTAGTGGCTGTGCCAACAAGAGCTGCCAAAGTGGCGTAGGTCTCTGTGGATGCGTAGCTCATGAACAGCTCGACAGTAAGCTCATGGTCTCCAAGGCCAGCTGTGTAAACGCGCGATGTGCTGCCAAATGCGGTGCTTTCAAGCGCGTCATATTTGACGGTCAATGTTGCTGATGTTGTCTGGTCTGACAGATCAACTGAATTGACAGTGAGTGTTGGGTTGGAAAGGTAAGTGCTGGTAGCCATGTAAGTTACTCCTCTGGAGATGTTTCTACTGTTTTAGCAGATTTTGTGGATGGTTTGTCGGATTTGATAAAGCCACCTTCGATGAGGGCTTCAATGTTTGTGCCTTCAGAAGGCTCAAACTTGTCGCCTGGTGTGCCAAGTCTTGGACTAATGATTGTGTACATGATCTGCCTTACGCTGTCTGTGCCTGTACGGATACTACTAGGTCGTAGCAGGGATATTCTGCACCACCGATGAGATATGCAGTGGGCTGGCCGTTCATGACAATCACATTGCTTGAAATGACTTTCGCTGTGATGTCTAACAGCTGGCGTAGCACCGGCAGGTTGGCTGGGCCTGAACCAAGCACTTTGATTGGGAACGTGACGTTGAGAATGTTGCCGTTGCCTGCAAAAGTCGTGAAGGATGGCGCGTCAATAAATACGCAGTTAGGGACAATCTTTGTTGGGTCTGTTACGACCCTTAGCCCAGAGACTGTGGCAATTTTGGCTGCCACATCATCTATGGCTTCGTTCAGCAGGTCTGTAAAAGGCACTACGCCACCTGTGGGCGATGGATGCCCAGTAACTGCTTAATGATTGGAGTCATCGCAGAAACGCTTGCAGTGCCCATTCCGTCAAAGGTAGCAAAAGTATCTTGGACGCTGCCTCGAGCTCTCCAAAGTGCAGCTGCATACATCAGGGTGCCAAGGGTGACATCGTGCCCAGGTGAAGTTGTCAAGCTGTCAAAATAGCCAGACTCTTGCCTGCGGCGATAACAAAAATCGTTGGCTGCGTTTCGAGCTTGCGTAGCCAGCGTGTAGTCATCTGATGGATTCAAGATTTCTACACCCAAATATGTGACCAGCTGAGCAATGCTTATCCACGTGCAATCCTGCGTATAGGTAATCGTGCCAGCCGATGCAATGCGGCCAACATCTGTGCCGGTGCAAGCAAACAGCACCTGGTTAGGGATGCTGACATTAGCGTCAAATAACAAATCACCTTCAGTGTCTATGCCGATGTACTCATACTTGGGCATGGCATAGACAACGAACGTGCCGTTAAAGGGTGCAGCAACACTGGCAACAGTGATGGATTGCCCCACCTCTATTTCAGTATCGGTCAGTGTTTGTAGCACTGCATAGTTGTCTAGCAGTTGCTTGAAAGTGACTGTGTATGTAGCCATCGGCGGTAGCCGCCTTTCGGACTAAGAAACTACGATGTACTTAACCTGTGCAGAGTCAGCCACAAACAATGATGCATAACCGTGGTACGACATGACCTTGCCCAATGTTGCTGGTTCGTCACGTGTCATCAATCCGCGAATGCTTTCGTAGAACTCAATAGCAGCGCCACGAGCAACAAACAGACTGCCGGCAGCAAAGTTGCGGTCAGCAACAAGGCTTAAGCCAAATGGGTTGAAAGTGTTAGCCACTGTGATGTTGGCCTCGCCCATTCCGTTTACACCCATCAGGCCAGCGGTTGCAGCGTAAGGGAAAATTGGGCGCTTATCGCCGTCTAACTGGCTACCCAATTTTTGCCAAACATCTGGGCTCACAAAAATGTGATCAGGCAAGAAGTTTGTCGCATTCAAAATGTCTGTGGCTGCGTCATACAAAGCTGCAATCAATGAGCTTGGGTCGTTAGCAGTTACTGTCCACGTGCTACCTGATGCGCTAGCACCTGATGCAAGGCCATCAGCAGCAAGGTTGTCGGAAGCCTGCATGTACTGGCCCATCAAGTCATTGATGATGATGTCCATTGCACCGGGTGACGAAAAATCAACATCCTGAATCGAGAGCTGAACCTGCCCAGCCAGCGTAGTTTTGCTGATCACGTTTGAGGCAATCACAGGAGTGGTTGCTGACACTGCTGAAAGCTCTGTGCTCTGTGTGGACACGCTTGTGTGAGTTGTCCACGTAGGGCGAATAAAAGTCTTTTGGGTTCCGCCGTCTGGATATGCGCGAGCGCCCACAGCTGCAACCACAGGCCTAATGGCTTGGTTAAGATTCATAAAGACAGGCCCGAGCACCGGAACAGGGAGCAATCCCGGGGTGTCAGTTGTCAAAACATCGCCAGCTGCAAACTGAAACGCTGACTGCTTTGATGCAACGAAGTCGCGTGCGGCTGCAGCAACATTTTCAAATGTGGTGCCACCGATGTGCATTGCAGCGAGATATTCGCCTGGTGTTGGTAGATCAAATTTGCGTTTTGGCTGAGCAAAAACTGTTGATGCTTCGATTACTTCTGGAACTGGGGTTTCTGACACTTCGGTCTCCTGTGGCTCTGTGGGTTCAGGCTCATCGGGTGCCGTTTCTGTATTATTGCTCAAATCATCCTCGGATGTGGGGATACTTGCTGCAACATCTGTGATGGTAGCACCTGCAAAGGCTGGCTGTGGTACAAGTGACAACTCCATCCAATCGGCTGCTTCCACGATCATAACGCCATCATCGTTAAAACTAAATTTAGTTGGGTTTACGCCTACCGAAACCGAGTCGAGTACGCCATCGGCTGCCAAGATAAGTGCCTCATCGCCTAATGCGGTGGTGCTTACTTTGGCTGTAAAAT